TGCTGATAAGGTGAGTCGTTACCACGAACGTTTATTAGCAGTGGAAAGAGACAATGAAAGACTACAAAAAGAATTATTAGAACACAGAAACGTGCCTCATATACATACAATTCAAGGTAAACCACATACCTCCGATACAACAGTTATGGTAACAGGTTTAGATTCTGATTTGGAATGTGAAGCTTGTAGCGCTTAGGTAAACATATTAGCAATTGAGTATCTAAAAGAACCATTACCAGCCCATTGTAAAGGTGAATGAAAAACATCAGAACTAAAAAATATAGCTCTGTTACATTTAAAACCAACATGAATACTAAGTTCATATTCATTTGGTTCTTTCTCATGATAAAACCCAGTGCCGTTATTTGTTGATTCTTCTCCATGCATATAAATTAAACATTGATGCGTTGCTCCTGTAGCTCTGTCGTGATGTGGGCGTGGTCTATCGCTAGCGCCAACCATTGTGTAAGTTGACTCAATAAATGTTTTAGTATTAAAATTAAATTTTTCTTTTATTAAACTTTGTATATTGTTTTGAACATCGCAACTATTTGGTAAAAGATGTGTGTGCCAATAAGCACCTTTATGTTCTTCAACTTTACTTTTTTCAGGAGGCTTATACTCCACCGATATCATCTGTTGAACAATTTCATTGTAGATGTTTATAGGAAAAAAATTCTCTTGTATGAATACTTTACTCATTGGGCATATATAAATAATTTATATCCGATCTATTTAATACGTCTAAAGCGTCTTCTTTAGTCTCCACTAAAGGTTCTCCAGCTAAATTAAAAGAAGTGTTAAATATTATAGGAACATTTGTTTTTTGATAAAATAATTCAATTAATTCATAAAAATTTTTATTTTGTTCTTTGGTTAATGTTTGTATTCTGCATGTGCCATCAACATGAGTAATGCAAGGGATAATGTTTTTTTTATCTTCTTTAACGGGGATTGCGTAAGACATGTAAGGAGACTCTTTAATAGTACCCATTTCAAACCAGTCTGTTGCATGTTCCAATAATACTGTACCAGCAAAAGGTCTAAACCATTCTCTTTTTTTTATTTTATTTACAATATCTTTTCCGTTTTTATTTCTAGGGTCAAACAATAAAGATCTGTTACCCAAGGCTCTCGGACCATATTCAGAACTATTTTGAAAAATTGCAACTATTTCTTGTTGTAATATTTTTTCAATAACTTTTTCTTTATTTGTAATGATCATACCAAACTGCAGCTCCTACTGATGTTCCTCCGTCATGTGGACAAGGGTCAACAAAAAAATTAATATTTTTAAAATATTGCGTATACTTATAATTATTAACACAATTCAAAGCATACCCACCTGATAAAACAATGTTTTTGGTATTACAATTTGTTAAGGCTTTTTCAATTAAATTTACAGTATACTCATAGGTCGCTTCTTGAACTTGTTTAGCAAGGTCTTCCTCTCTCATTCCTACACTATTGCCATAAGAAGATAATCCCATAGCTTTTCCCGCTTCAGACATTGTAGCAATGCGTGAGCCATTAGTAATAGTGCTTGTCATTTTAAGAGTAAAACATAAATGAGTAAACAACACACCGGGAGTATAATCATTTGTCATTCTATATAAACATCCGTTATCTACTGTAAAGTTGTCAAGAACACTATCGTTGTTAGAATTATTTTTTAAATTCTCTATAAGTTTTAAAAGTTTTTTCTTGTCTTCAAAATTTCTATAAAAAGATGAATATCTTGTGCCACTATAAGTTTTAAAAACTTTAAGTATCTTTTCACGATCCATTAAATAAATACTGTCTGTTTCTGTGCATGTAAAATTGTTATCTAAATTAGCACCTCCACCATCCATAACTATACAGGCAGCTTTATCAAAATTAGAAAAGTAAAATCCAGAACAAGCATGATAAAGATGATGTTCAAACTTGTCATAAACATAATTTTTTATTTTATATTTTTGACATATGTTTTCTATTATTCTTTCGTTATCATCATTTTCTTTTCCATAAAAAGAAAAAATAAAATGATCTTCAATATCTTTTATTTTTTTAAAAGAAATGTAATCAAAATTTTCTTGGGTAGGTTCCCAATACTTTTTTTTGTTAAAACGACTTTCTTCAAAAAACTTAACACTTTTTTCTTTCTTAATACATATTGAAGCGTCGTGTGATATATTTACACCGACTGTCACAAATTATTCTGGCGTTTCTCCTAACATGTCTGCTAAAGAAGGAGCAA